CGGAGTTACGTTTGCCGGAGTTCCAGTCGCCGGAGTTGCAGTCGCCGGAGTTACGGTTGCCGGAGTTCCAGTCGCCGGAGTTACGGTTGCCGGAGTTGCAGTTGCCGGAGTTCCAGTCGCCGGAGTTACGGTTGCCGGAGTTGCAGTTGCCGGAGTTACAGTAGCCGGAGTTCCAGTCGCCGGAGTTACGGTTGCCGGAGTTGCAGTTGCCGGAGTTGCAGAGACTACTTATTTCATCGGCAGTTAATTCGCGCAAAATTTTAAGTCTGCGACCGACACTCTTATTTCCTTGCGTCTGTACTGCGCCGGTGACGCTTACTTCGCAGATTCGGCAAGGCTTGCTGTAATAATCGTAAACGTCAACACACTTTTTGCAGAAATGATAGCCGTTTTCGCATATCTTAATTTCGCCCTCGACTGTGTAGGTCTTTCCAACCTCATAAACGGTATCGTCGCCGTGTTGTGTCATCATATTCGGCAGAAATGCTTTATAGCCTTTCATTGTTACCAGCTCCAAGAAGTCCATAGATACGTTGTGGCAGCTGTCCTTGGTAAGCGTCTGCTACCTTGTCAGCGTCAACTCGAAGCGTGGTACCAAGCCAGGACTCAGCAACTTCACGCTTAACCATTTCACAACCACCGGGCAGCTCACCGTCTTGCGTTGCACACTCAAGCACCTTGTCTGGGTAGAGCGTGATAAGGCGGGTCAAAGTATCAATTCCAGAATCGCTCGTCATGATCCAATCAACGAACTCAGCAACACTCTTAACCTGTGGTACAACCTCAACCTTTGGCTTTGAGAGCCTAGCTGACACGGTGCCAACCTTCTTGCCGTTGACTTTGAGGTCAAGCTTGGAAACACCCATTTGCACGTAGAGGTTCTTAAGCTCGTCATCAAGCTGTGTGCGCAGGTTGTCTGCTGCGTGTGCGTCAAGGTGCTCCTTGACCTTCTTCTGTAGAGCGGTTAGGAATGCAACTCGCTCGACTAGCAACTCACGTTCTTCTTTGTTCATAATCAATCCTTTCTTAGCTGACTGAGTCAGCAAGCCATCTATCCATTTCTTCACAGGTAATCATGTAGCCACGCTCTTGTCCTGCTGGCTTGATAAACTTGAGTGCTCCTGCCTTGTGTTCTGCTCTGAGCATTGAGCCTGGAATACCAGAGTATTTAGAGGTTTGAGCAATCGTGTAAGCCAGCTGTGGTGGCAGTCCTGCAAGTACAGCTGCATTAAGTGAGCGAGAGCCATTCACGGTTCCCGTCTTCTCTGCGAGCTCACGTTGCGCTTCAGCAGAAGCAATCATGAACTTCTCAAAGAGCTTTGCGAGCACGCTCACGTCTGCGGTAATCTCTTTCTGCTTCGTTGATGTCATCAATCCACCTCCAAACAGGAATGGTGATTGCTATATAGGGGAGAAGTCCAAAAATGCCACAGACTGAAAACGTGGCATAAATAAGAGCGAATAAGATGCCTGTCATAACTGAGCAGATGTAGGCTCCAACAGCAATCTTCTTGATTTGAAGCGGTATACTCTTCATATGTTCACCTCCGCGGAGAACAGAGCCCTTGCGCTATGCGACAGCGTGAGGGCAAACTTTTTAGATTGGGTTTTGCATAGCAATAAAGCGTCTATGCACGCTCTTCACGCTTTTGCGTGGCGGACTGTAAGGTCCTACATGGTTATCACTACGACCATGCAACGTTATCTGGCAACCATTAGCCATTCACTTTATTGCGATAGGTACTCACCAACTCAAAAAGCTGAGCAAGTGTTGTTGCTTTCCCTGTAACGATTTACGTCTATACAGTTTGCAAGGTACACTCCGAATAGTTCAAATGAGGGGGCTTGGAAGGAGAGAGATGAAAGATTTCAATGAGTTTCTAGATCTAGTTAATACTGATGAAAAACAGGAGGAAATCAGCAAAATTACGCTCGATGAACTTGGACGATACATGGATAGCGAAGGACGTATCAAAAGAGAAGAAATAAACTCTGCTTTTCTGAGTGCAAGTAAGGCATCGTCTCTTCTTATGCTGAAGTTTTATCATCAGTGGGTGTTTGAGCAGTAGTTTCTTTAATCAATTCGACGATTGATTTATCGAAGTCACGCTTAGGCATTAGGCTATCGATGCTGTAAGTCTCTTCAGGGAAGTATTGGTAAAGCCATTTGCAGAATCGTTTAAGTAGTCTTTTGAACATAGAGCCTCAATTCTGCCCCCTCATTTGAACTATTCGGTTTACAAGGTACGTGGTGCGTAGAAAGTGGTTAGTCTTTAACACGTAGTACGTGTTTTACGACTTCCGATATCAAGTAGATAATCGGGCGTGCAGTTATAAAGCTCTGCAAGCTTCATGAGGTTCTCTGAAAGAGGAGCATTCTGACCAGATTCCCAGCGCAAAAGAGTATTTGCAGAGACGCCAATCTTCTTTGCAGCTTCGTCTGCTGACAAACCGTGCCTTGCTCTTTCAGCCTTCATATTCATTCGCATTATGAGTACCTCCTTTCATTTACACGTTTCCTGTGTGTCAATGATGTAGATAATACACACAAAATGTGTTTGATTCAACACAAAAAATGTGTAATTATTGTGAAGACAATGCAATACGTGTAATTGAAAGTGAGCGATAATGAGATATCAGATTGCTGAAGCACGTAAGCTTAGAGACATTACGCAGGCTGAATTAGCTGAGAGAATGGGGACTACTCAGCAAACAATTCAAAGATATGAGACTAATCAAGTTAATATCCGCATGGATAAGATGATTGAAATGTCAGAAATATTGAATGTGAGTTTGGCTTATCTCCTTGGAATGTCTAGCAGTCCAGAACTAACAGAAGTTTCTGATATGGTCCCTGTCCCGCTCTTAGGCTCAATCGCTGCTGGAACTCCTATTGAGATGATTAATATTGATGAGACGTATGACATTCCAGCAGATATTCATGACAGATACCCACAGGCATTTCTTCTGAAGGTTGTCGGAGATTCCATGAACCGTGTGCTGCCAAATGGTTGCTATGCGCTTATTAACCCTTGCCAGGAAGCTTCTAAGCCTATGAAAGCATATGCAGTGTGCGTGAATGGCTTTGACGCAACTATTAAACGTGTGAAGCCACTATCGAATGGCTACGAGCTCGTCCCAGATAGCATAGATCCTACGTTTAGACCTCAGGTGTTTGATTTCAATGAGATTGACACACAGCCCGTCTCCATCATTGGTGAAGTTGTATGGTATTTAGTGCCATTTGGATTTGAGATTTAAGTAGGGGAGAATAAATGGAAGACATGATTGAAAATACTATCAATTCGTTATTAGAAAAATCACAAGAGGCATTTATTCTTGCGATTGAGTTGTATAATAGACCTACTATTAAATATCATGTTGAGGGATGTTCTTTCTTTTTATGTAATGCGTGGGAGCTTCTTCTTAAAGCTTATTTGATTAAAACAAATGGTATAGAGTCTATTTATTACAGAGATAAAAAGAACAGAACAATTACTCTTAGTGCTTGTGTAAAGAAAATCTACACAAATGGGAATGACCCATTACGAAAAAATATTGAAAAAATAATAGATTTAAGGAATACGAGCACTCATTTTATTACTGATGAATATGAAATTTTCTATGGTCCAATTCTTCAAGCAAATGTTAGTGATTATGATGTTGAGCTAAAAAAACTATTCGATATTGAGATTAGTGACAAAATCCCAGAAAATTATCTTGTTCTTTCAGTGAAGAGGACAGGAATTGATATAGAAAAAGCTCGCGCAATTTATGATTCAGAAACTTTTGAAAAAATGTTGAATACACAAACTTCAATACTTAGCGAAGTCTCTGATATGAGGTACTCATCGTATTATGAAACTAATATTCATATTGTTAAAAAGAAGCAAGATGCAGATTTAAGTGTCTATGTAGATTCTAAAGCGAAGTCTGGTATTAAAATTGCTAAAGAGGTGAGAGATGTTAATGCCCTTTATCCATTTACACCAAAACTTGCAATGGCAGAAATAAATAAAAGACTTTCAAGGAAAAATATAAAAGTCTTTTATCGAGGAAAAGAAAAAGATAATTTTACTTCTTTCCACTGGCAGGAACTTGTGAAGTTTTATCAGTTTAAAGGTAAAGAAGAATATTCTCACAATAGGGCAGTAGAAGGTGAACAAAATAAAAGTTACACATATTCACAAAAAGCGATTGATTTAATTATTGATGAGATAACTAAAGACCCTAAGAACATTATGGATAAAATTGTTGAGAAAAATAGAATGAGATTAATAGAGTAAAGGACATTGAGCGATTGACCCCAGGAGCAAGGGAATTCTAAGCATATAGCCTACTCCCATTCGGGAACCCAGCTTTGTTCCTTCCCAAGCCAAACGCTCAATATCCTTTAGACAATAGTATTTTACTACAAAAAAGTTTTGGTATCTATTATTTTAATACTCAAATTAAGTACTTTAATAACAAAAAACCCTACATCCGCCAAGACGACAAAGAAGCAACTTCCACATATGCAATAGGAAGGTGAATACATTATGCCACGTAAACGCTCTTCATGGGGTTCAAATCAGCCAATGGGTCCTGGGAAACGTAGAATCCGTTATATGGCAGACACAGGAGACGGCAGAGGGTTCACAAGACACTCTGAGACCGTCTACGGCACACGCAAACAAGCTGATGAAGTATTAGCGCAAAGACGCATAGAACACAGTTCAGATAAGCCTGTGCCAACGCTCAGGCAGGCTTATGAGACGTGGTATCTTCCAGAATTGCAAGAACAACTGAAGACTGGTGAACTCTCTCAGAACACATACAAGAACTATGTCAGTAGATGGACAAGGCACATAGATCCTGTTTGGGGAAGTTTGCCAATCACGGCAATTAAACCTCTTGGAATCCAGGAGTGGTTGCTCACTATGACGCAGGGAATCGCTGAGACATCGCTTATGTTGCTGCGTAAAATCCTTGATAAGTGCGTCATGCTTGAGCTTCTACCAGCAAACCCTGCAAGCGTCACATACAGGATGCCCAAGCAATCGAATAAGCGTGATACGGATGTTTACTCGCTTAGTGAACTTTGCGAAGTCCTAGAAGCTCTGCGTGGCTCTGTTGCTTATATCCCAGCTATTCTCTGTGGCATTGGTTCATGCCGTGTTGGTGAGTCGTTGGGTGTAAGAACAGAAAACATCATATCTTATGAATATGATGGCATGACGCTTACCATTATTGACATTGATACACAAGTAGATAATAACGGAGAAGTACTAAACAAGCTAAAGACGTCACAAAGCAAGAGACCTATAGTCATTCCAGAGCCATGGTCAAAAGACATTCTCTCAATTGATACAGACTGGCTTACGGATAAAGGCTATGGAAAGCCAGTAAGTCAGCAGGTAGTGCGTTATGTATGGAATAGGCTTCTCAAAGAAAAGAATCTTAAATACATTCCATTTAGAAATCTGCGTAATTCTTGGCGCACTATTATGCGTTGGGAGTTGGGTATAGATTCTGACTATGTAGAGAAAATGATGGGTCACGCTGGAAAGGGCGTTGGTGAAATACACTATGATCGTCCGCAATGGAGACAGTTTGCGGATGTTGTAGGAGAAGCATGGGTTAGATACATGGCAAAGAATAATTAACAGTTAGGACATTTTAGGACACGGACAGACATTATATAGTATTTTACCTGGTCTTTTATTCTATTCACAATACAGGTATATTGTTGTCTAGTAATGTTTGTGTGTTTCATACTATAGTTTACCTGCGATTATGTAAAAAGCTGGTTCGTTAAATTGGTGTGTTTCTAAGATTTAGGACATGCAAAGGACACAAAATATCAAGTCTGTTTTGAGCTTTATATTAGCTAGTTTGTGGCTACGTTTTCCCAGTTAAACGGCTTGTTGTAAGCCGTTTTAAGACACGCAAATTACAGAGTTGAGTATTTACTCATAAAAAAGAACCCCTCCCACCGAAGTGAGAGGGGTTTAGTGTTAGTGCAGTGAAGTCAATCGACCAGCTTCATCTGTGTCTACTTGCACCGTGCTGTCAGCCTGGACAGAGCCGTCAGCGTTGACTGCGTAAGCATGGTTATTGTGAACGTGAACGCCAGCAGAAAGCAGGTTGCCATTCTCAGAAGCGAGGTACTTCTTGCCTTCAGCATCGAAGATACCTGTTGCCATGCGACCGTCATTGGCAAAGTAATAGTCATAGCTTCCGATGTGCTGCATACCTGTCAGCATAGCGCACTCTTGAGGTCCTTCATCTGGGCAAAGGTAGAACCAGTCAGAGCCATCAAAGAACCAGCCTGTGACCGCATATCCCCGTACGTCAAAGTAGTACCAATAGCCGTTGATAAATGCCCACTGGCTGTAGTAGTAGGCACTTGGACTGGTTGCATACCACCAGCCAGTGGAGTTCTTAACCCAGTGTGGCTCGAACTTGGACTCACCCTGAGCAAGCTGCTCCCATTCTGCATAAGTCAGCTTTGCGACATCGAGGTCAACGGTACCGCCCGCGCTGGAATACTGCCAAATGGTCCAATCGCTCCACGCACCTGTGTTATAGATCATGGCAGGCAATTCCCACGAGAAGCGGTTGTCTGGGTACCCAGCAATCCACAGACGCGATACATCAGCACAAGACGCTACCTGTGAGCGTCCAGCAGGATATGTGTACACAACGGGATAGATGCCTGTCTTAGCATAGACGCGGTCAACAAACTGTCTTGCCCATACTGTTGAGCCCCACGCGTCATTGTCACCATTCTCCCAATCAAGACATAAGAGAGCCTTGCCAATGTAGGCAGATACACACGCAACGAATGTGTCAGCTTCTGCAACAGGAGAGCCACCTTCAGCGTAGTGGTAGACACCAATAAGCTTACCGTCTGCCAGAGCACGCTGAAGCTGTGCGGTCATGTAGCGATTCATTGGCTGAGTGCCTTGAGTAGCCTTGGCAATGACAAAGTCAGAACCACTGTAGGCAGTTTCGACATTAGGGTGCGAGTATGTCGCACCCAATGCCTGATAACCTGATACGTCAACACCCCTAAGCATTATTTACCTCTTCTTTTGTTGGCTCTTCTGCTGGCTTTGTGTTAGTTGGTTCAGCTGTGCCTGTCATGTAGCTTGCAGGACGCTCAGAAGGCTGTACATACGTCATTGCACGTGCAGAATCGCTAATGCCTTTTGTGGTTGGGTCAACAGTCACACCGATAGCACCCAAGACGGCAACAACCACGGTACCAATGAGATAAGGGTTGCTGATGAACTTCACAAATACATCAGCCAGGCTGCCCCATGTAGTCAAATCGGAATAAGCCAGTCCAAGGTAGGCAAGGACAGGACTCATGACAATTCCAACCATTCCCAACCACCATGCGGGATTGTGAAGTCTTACTTTCCAGTTAATCATTTCTAATCTCCTTAAATCAGAATTAGTGGGTATGCGCCTGTTCCAGACGCTCCAGTCTCCCCGCCTGTGTACGAGTCACATCCTCGACCACTGCCAGACGGGTGTCATGAATAGAGAGGGTGTCGCGAATACTTACGATTGTTTCATCAGTGCGAGCCATGTAAGCTGCGAAGGCTTTCTGAGTGTCATCTAAGTCACTCTTGAGCTGCTTCACGCCTTCTTCGATGCGTACCAGTCGCATGGCATCTTCCTGGCTTGCTCGGTTCATCGCCTTGGCGCCGTTGATTAGTGTCAGCACCATGCCGAGAAACGATACCGCTGCCACAATCTGTTCAAACGTTAATGGGTTCATGACCTCACCTCCTAGTGACTTACCGTAAATGTGAGGGATCCATAACGCCATGCGTTAGAGACTTTTCCGCCTTGGTCTTGAAGGTAAATGTTGCCGTCAGGTCTCGCTGAGATAGCCGTAAGCACATCTGCATGTCCAGGACAAATACCAGGTATATATACGATTGACTCATTACCGTCTGTGGCTGAGCCGTACTTTTCATGATCTACTAGAGGTGGTCTTGAACCTTCCGGAAGAGTGAAGGGGCATCTAACTGCATCGTAAGAGATATTATTTGCGAGCCATCCTCTTACCTTGATAGTTACAAAATCACCTGTTCGGTAAATATGCCAGAAGTTGTTGTAGCTGCCTTGTGGTTGCAGGTAGATTACGTCAAAGTCAGTGTCAGACTGCTTCTTGTCGTCTCCAAGAACGTTGATAGTAGGCAGCAGAGATACGGGCTCACCAACAGTAATGCCGTTGATTGGCAGACGATAGAGGGGCATACAAGCCGTAGTCGAACCGGAGAGAATATCACCCTTTACGTAGGTTGGGTCTACCGGATTGCCTTGGTTGGTTGGCGTGCCCTGGATAACCTCGCAAGTAAACTTCTCTACACCGCCAACTTGTTTAGAGTACTTAAGCACGACCAAGTCATTACGCTTGTAACCTGCACGACCATTAGCAACATTAAGCTCAAAAGGCTCTTCATTAGTCACCATACGAGCGTCAAAGAGCACGTCACCTGTGTCAATGCGGACTCTGTTAGCAGTCTGCATGGCAGCCTTGATTTGATTCTGTGTCTGCAGGATGCCACGAACAGAGCCAGCTACACCAGCAATTAACCTGCCAATCTGAGGGGCTGTAATGTGGTCCTTGCCCTGGAATGAAATAACACCATCGAAAGCCATTTAACCCTCCTTTACCATAAATTGAGCGAACTCTTCATCACGCTTGCGTGCGAGCTCGCGATACTTTGCAGCGCAGTCTGGGCAGAGAAGGTAACTCTGCTGAACACCGTCTGCTGATACTCTGCTTATGCTCTTCCATTGCGAGGTAGCAAAGTCACTTTCAAGAAGAAAGGCTTCTTTCTTGCACCTATCGCATTGGAAGCGTGCAAAGCCACTTGTTTTTGCCATTAAGCTGTCCTTTCCCATTTGAAGCAGCCAAGAGAAGGTAGTTGTTGCCATCTACCTCCAAAGTTTGTTGCAGGGTTAACAAATGAAGTTGTTTCAATCACAGAACCAACGGGAAAAGATGGTGTGGTTGCACCGCCTTGAGTTGCTCCCTGGACGTTGATAGTTACGTCACTAGATCCGTCAAATGAAGCTGTGCCACTTACAGAGCCAACCAGCTTGATTGTGCGTGGCTGTGAGAGCTTCTTAGCAGCGTTAGCGTCACCACCGGGAGTAGATGCGCCAGCGTATGGGTGTGTGTGGCTCACAGGGGCTGCACCAACTTCTTGCGCGGTATATGTTGGCTTTGTGGGAAGCTTTACAGTGTGCGTACGGGCGTCTGTGACGTGTCCTAAAGCGTCAACATTGACCGTTGCGCCTAATTGCACTGTGTCACCCCAAGAAGCGTCTACGTTGCTCTCAGAGCCGTATGTGCCAGCGGTCACACTAGAAGGCTCATGAGTAAGTGCGACTGTGCCACCTGTGCGCTGCGCCTTGAGAGGTGTTGTTGCAGTAACTTCTGCGACCTTAGAATCAACCTGCAGTGTAGCTCTGCCAATCTCACTAGCTGAGTCCGTTGCAACTTTGCGGGCTTCATTGACCTTGTTCTCAAGGCTCTTAAAGTCTGCTCTTGATACTTCTGCAGAGATAGTGCGCCCAGCAATAGAGATACCAGTACCGGCTGTGTATGAGCTTGATACTGCGCCAGAGCCTGTAGAAGAACCGCGCTCAGCAGTACCGGATGAAGAAGTATTACTGGCTGTGCCACCGACCTTGTAGCTAATTCTTACCTCGGTATCTGTGACAATGATGACCTTAGTGCCAACTGTTGCTGTAACGTGCAAGCCTGTGACAGGGTCTATGCCAGGAACAATATCTCCGATTCCGAACTCTTCATCATCGTCAAGCGTGACGTTAATTGAGTCAGCAGCTTGATACTCTTTAAGCTTTTTAGGACCGTCTTTTTCCAGCTCTTCACGACTTGCATTGGTGTAGTTGTATGTGGTTGTGCGCTCATCAATGCCAAAGAGCGTCTGTGTGGTGGAGATATTGCCACGCTCATCTGCGTAGAAGTGCACAACGATACGGTTCTTAAGCTCACCAGAACCAAGGCAAATAAGATGGTTGTAAGGTCTTACAACTCTCTTAATAGTCACGTCAGAATGTTCAGCGTCTGCTCCATCAGTCCAGTCTGTAATGGGCTTTACCGAGAGCACAATCATGCGTTCAATGGAGTTATACTCAATGTTGAGACGCGCTGAAGAATCAGCAAGCATTTTTCTGATACCCGTCCAAGCGTCACAGTACCTGTCGAAGGTGTATTTGACAGTAATGCCAGAAGTCTCTTCTGAGACTTTGAACTGGCTAGCAAGTCCAAGACGCTGAACAAGCTGCTTTAGAACACCGTGAGCTTCTCCACGCACACTGAGATAGTCTTCTCCACTTTGTGGCTCAAGGACTTTATCTCTGATAATTCCTTGCCACGATCTACCCGTGTAGGTGATTGTGTTGTTGCCTGAGTTAGACTCTCGTGCGTCAACTACACCGCCCCATTCAGTGCCTTCAACATAGACGTATGCGCCATCATCGAGACGTTGCTCAGAGTCAATGTCGAGCGTAAGCTCAAAGTCGTTGCCCGTGTCTCCATATTCGAGGTCAAGGCGTGCTCCTTTGAGCACGCCAATATCGAGATGTGTTGCGTCTGTGTAGCTAATGTCTGGCATTATGCACTCACCTCACTAGATGCGCTCTGAGTGCCTACCGCCCTTGGTGCACGAGTCTCACCCTGTGGCTGTTCTTTCTCGTAAGGCGGTGTAGAGCGTGTCTCATAGAGTGTGAGGTCAAAGTCAAACGTGTTATCCCACGTAATGTCATCAGTACCCGGCTGGATTTGCTCAAAGAGATACGAGCCAGAGCCGTGAGCTCCGCGCTCTCGGAACTTATAGACGTTCTCACGGGTACCGTTATCCTGCACTACAACAGCGGTCTTACTTTTAGAATCAACCTCAAGATATGTACCAGCTGCAATAGTCGTATTGACCTTGTGCAGGTTCTCACCAATTCTGATGTATGGGTTTGTTGCAGGACCATAGACACGCCAAAGCCAAGGAGAAGCACTCTTAGAAGGGTTAGTGAATGACTTAGCGGGCTTACCCTGTACAAGGTCAAAGGGGAAGTCTCTTGGGAAGTCAGGCTTAACACCAGCAACAGCACCGGCGGTCTCATGCTCAAAGTAGAGCGTTGTTGCCTTAAACCATGTAGGGTCTTCGACAAGAAGCGTCAGAACAAACTCTGCGAACTTATCAGAGAGCCAGTAGTTAGTTGGTGCACCGCCAATGATATAGCAGCGGATGCCCCAAGAGCCTACTGTGAGCGTTCCTGGGGTGCGGTTTAAGATGTCCTTCTCTCCAAGCTCAATAATCTTATTGCGGAGCTCTAAGCCTTCTTCATCGCTTCCCGCTGCAATACCAACAGGGAACTTGATTGTCTTTGGCTTGTGGTCACGCCGTCTGAATGACGTAATTCTGCTTGAGTTCTTGCCTGATGTGTACGACCACATCCAGTCTCTGAGTTCGTGTTCCATGTAGTGGAGGGACTTGTCAGCCCCTCCAAACTCCATGTACTTGCTTCCGTCAGAGGTTGTATATCTAATGTCTGTGCGCATTATGCGCTCACTCCTCTCACCATGCGAGCAAATTCACGGTTATTCACGTCAACTCTTACGGGCTTGCCATATGCATCCTCAATGCGCTTAGTCATAACATCCATCTGTGCTGAGAGATCTGCAATGGCTTGGTTGGTATCTGCATAGATGCCATTGGCCACAAGTGACGCTGTCATATCCATTTGTTTGTTGATAGGAACATTGAGTGCATAACCATCTACGCCACTCTGAGCAGCGTCTGCGAGGTCCTGTGCTGCCTTGTAAACGTCTCGCTTACCGCCCGCGATACCAACAACAAAGCCGTCCACCGTGTAGCCACCAAGACCAGCCATGACGCGTGAAGGCGAGTGAATGCCAAGAAGTGCCTTTACTGCGCCAACAACGCCGTTAAAGACTCCACAGACTTGGTCTACTACCCAGCCAGCAAGACCAGACACACCATTTACAAAGCCTTGAATAAACGCGCGACCAGCACTACCAAGGTCAAAGCTTGTGATGGCGTTCTTAGCTTGGTTGAGTAGGTTTCCAACCGCTCCAAGCAAGCTGCCAATAATCTGTGGAACTGCTGTGACAATGGCTGTAAAGAGCGTTACAGCTGCACCAAGCAGCATTCCAATAAACGTTGGAAGGTTGGAGACAACGGTGCCAATGAGGTTGCCAACGTTGCCAATAAGTCCTGGAAGAATTACAGGGATGGCGTTAACGATTGCCACAAAGAGGTCCACTGCAGCTTGAAGAAGTGTCCCAACAAAGCCAGGAAGACCTGAGATAAAGACATCAATAATCTGTGGCAGTGCTGCTGCTAGTGCTGGAATGATTGCCACAACGCCGTCAACAAGTCCCATGAAGAGACCCTGTGCTGCTTCAAAGAGCGCTGGAGCATTAGCAACAAAGCCATCAACAAGACCTTGCAGGATCTGTGGGGCTGCTTCTGCAAGCTGTCCTGCAACCTCAGTAAGTGCTTGCAGGATAAAGGTGAACGCTTGCATTGCTCCTGCCATGAGAGAAGGAGCAGAAGCCACGAGAATGTCACAGATTGCACCAGCTGCAGCTCCAACTGCTTCGAGTAGTCCTGGAGCAATCTGCTGCCACGCTGCACCCATTTGACCAAAGAGAACCTCAAAGGCGTGTGCCAGTGTAGGACCTGCAGAAGCAAGACCAGAAGCCACCTGTGGAAGAACTGAGCTAATTTGAGACGCAAGTCCAGGGATGGTGTCAGCAATACCTACAATATTGCTTGCGATGTTTGCTGCTGCCTGTGTGATGTCTCCGCCCATAGAAACAAAGGCTGTTCCAGCCACAGCTGCAGCGATTGAGAGCACACCAAGCACCACAGTTGCGCTACCGAAGCCAGAAACAAGGCTTGCAACCACGCCCATAGCCGGCTGCACCGCTCCTAGAAGCTTAGGTCCTAAGCTTGTGAGCGCAGGACCAAAAACACCAGCGATAGCATTGCCAACACCACCAAGCTTAGAAGCGATAGAGCTACTAAAAGCCTTCAAAAGGCTGTCTCTGAACTCCCAAGTGTAAAGAATTGCTGTCTCCAGCTTGTCTTGGACTACTGCAGCAATCCCACCAAAGCTTGTTTTAAAGCCTGTGCTTAGACCTGCAACGGTAGAGAGTGTGCCAGGAATTATTCCCTTGATAACGGATAGACCCTCTGCAACAGTGCCAGAAGCCTTGGAGAACGCCCCGAGCATCTTGCCAGCTGTCTCCATCGACTTGCCAATGACGAGAAGTGCAGGACCTGTGCCCGCAAGCATGCCAATAGACTTTGCAATAGTCTGAATGTCTGAAGCTGACATCTGATTGATTGCGTTAGCTGCGTTAGTTGCCATAGAAGCGAGAGCTTCCATACCACGCTCAAAAAGTGGCATAAGAGACTCAACAAGCTTCTGAATTGGGTCTGCCAGCTTGGAGAGCGCATCTGTCATCTTCTTGTAGCTATCAGTCTGGTACATCTTCATGATGGTTGCGGTTGCTGCGTCAGAGAGATTTGAGAGCACGCCAGTAAGTGTCCTGGACTGCTTAATCATGAGCCCGCCAAAGTCGCCCTGCATACCAGCTCTGATTGCTGCAATGGCCACATCAGCACTGACTGCCTTCTTGGTAACCATATCCATTGCACCAGCAACGTCTGTATGTAATGCCTTTGCGAGGTACTCCCATGCTGGAATACCAACCTCAGTAAGCTGCATCATCTCCTGTGAAGCTGCAGTTCCTTTACCGTGCATCTGACCAAGAGCACGGGTAATAGCGTCAATACCTTGCTGACCAGCACCAAGTGCTGCAGTTGCGTTACCAACGTCTGTAAGCATGGGGATGACATCATCAGCTGCAAAGCCATAAGCGAGCATCTGCTGAGTTGCCTTATTAAGACCTGCCATTTCAAATGGCGTAGTCTTTGCAAACTCGACTAGATTAGCAATCATCTTCTTGGCACGCTCAGGACCAAGCATGGTATTGAATGCAATGTCTACTTGCTCAGCGTTTGCTGCAGTTTGACTTGCCCACCTGGCAGCTTTAACACCTGCAATGGCAAGTGGAGCGGTAACTGCAGCGGTAAGCACCGTGCCTGCTTTAGAGAACCCGCTGCCAAGGCTTGAGATTGCCTTAGAAGTCGTATCAGTTAGCTTGGAAACCTCGCTGGCGAACTTGGAAGAGTCACCTAAAATCTCAATGACTACTTTTCCATCTGCCAAATTGACCTCCTAGAAGTTAGAAGTTACGGAGTGCCATCTCCCGTAATTCATCTTCTGTTGGAGGTAACGCCCAAGCTTGAGCACGCCTAGCATGAGCACGCTCTTCTTCCTTTGTGATGTCTCCTTCAAGCGGGCTTCTTGCAGACACGGCTTGCCCCGTGAGCGTGTCTGGAGTGGCAAGGAGTGCTAGGTATAGATTGATGAAGGTGTACCAGTGAAGCTGTGTGGCTTTGCTGGTGAGGTCTATTGAGTAGACGCGCATGAAGTCAGCAGTCACAATGCCAGCGTCATAGTGCCAGTCAAAGTTCTTCTTTCTGTAGTACTGAATACGCTTGTATTGCTCACCGTAGGAGATAGTGTCAAATGCCCCTGCTGCCCACTCAGACGCTGCCTGAAGAGCTTCTACTGGGTACTTCGACACTTGGTCTGGGAGTACGCCTTTTTGAGCGTAAAAAAGGTTTAGTGTCCTCGCATTAGCAACAGCACTATTTTCTGTATCCATCGTCATGTAGATGAGCGAGGTCCTAAACCCACTTTTAATGGGTACAGATACTCCCGCCACATCGACTGTGACGGGAGCACCCTTGATAACCGAGTCTAGAAACATGGATTACTCGTCCATGCTGGAGTTCTCTTTGGTAATAAGCTCAGATACCTTGGACACAGCGTCGCTTGCTGAATAGACCTCTGTCAGAATCGAGATAATCTTCATCAAGCGATAAATGTTGAGCCTGTTTGCCTTACCAATAAGCTCCTCTGCAGCTTCCTCACCAAGCGCAAAAGCAACGATATTGTGTGCTTCATCTGCAAGAGTTGTAAGGTTGTCCATTACCTCATCATTTTTGAGTCCAGCAAAAGACGATAAACGCTGAGCCCAAGAGTTTGCTTCTACAACAAAGGTAATATTGCCTAGATCTACGTCATAGGTCTTGCCCTCAATCTTCACCTTTGCTTTTGGTGCGCCGTCAAGCTTGTAGTTCTTCAGTGCCATAAGTGTTCCTCTCTATAGGGTTACCTTGGCTCATATCTTGTGCCACGGGTAACGCCAATAAAAAAGCACCCAGCATATGCCAGGTGCTTCCCCAGAGAGGAGAGGAATGGGGACTATGTCTATGCAGCCTTAGTAAATGCTGCAGTGTCATAGTTGAAGGTGCCATACTCGTACTCATCAGTGATTGCGACCTTGAAGGCAATCTTGATAGGTGCAATATCAGAGCCGGAGAATGGCGAGACATTCAGCGTTGCCTTTGCGTGCTTAGCAACAAGTGCGGTCTTCTCACAAGCCTTACCTGCCTTGAAGTCGTATCCACAAGTGCGGACATACTCAACAGGTACGTCTAGAACGTCCTCATAGCTTGCAAGAATCTTCTGGATGCCACCAGGACCCATTGCGTCAACCTCAAAGCTGAAGGTGTCAGTCTTGCCTAGGTTGTACTTAGGCTGGGTCTTACGATCAATATAGGTTGGCTCATAAGACTTGGCTTCACGCTCTGGGTCTGCCTTGGTGGTCTCGGTTACACGGATGAAGTTCGTCTGTCCTGGAAACTTAATCCAGTGCTGAATCTCATAGATAGAGACAGGTGTGCGCTGTGTCTCTGTTGGCTGTACGACAGCTGGTGATTCTGGCATAGTACTTCCTTTCTTTAAGGGTTAAACCCTGTACTTGATTTGGGCGATAAGCTGGTAGGTTGCGACTCCATCCTCGCCAACACTGAAGGGAGATGGCAGTGTGGTGACATCATGGGCATATACAACAATGCCCTCTGGTGCACCACCGTCTTCAATGGCAGCTTGGACTTTACGCAGCATGGCAAGACCGTCAATGCGCTCCTGCTCGTCTAGTGGGCGTGTTTGCAGATATACCTCATAAGGGAACTGCTTAATACCGCCACCAGAGCAATAATGAAGCACCCAAGGCTCACCCGGAGCAGCCTTAAGCATTGCTTGTGCAGCTCCAGTACCGTTGGGGAACTGACCATATTCAACAGGAATACCTGTGAGAATGTCTTTTAGCCAGTCAGTAACGCTTTGAGCGATGTCTACCATGCCCCTCCAACTTTCTCTCCAAGAACTTTTGCGAACATTTGCTGCCATGCATTACCTCTAACACCTGCGCAACGGTCATACCAGTGGTCACAGGCATTAGAAGCGTGCAAGGCATTCTGAAGCGTGTTGTGGTTGTGTGTTGAGTAGTACTGAATACGGGCATAAGCTGCTACGTCTCCCGCGCCCCATTCAACATAGGCAACATTGCCAGTCTGACGAGTAATGCCAGAGCCTTGGAGATTTCCTAAGTCATACGGTACATACGACTCGCAATCAGTAAGCACGTTTCCCGCAACGATGCCAAGGGCAGCTTCTACAGCGTTTGACACCTTGTCTTTGCAACGTTCAACATCAACGTCAACCACACGCATTCTCATCTGGCTTCTACCTCCACATGATGTGTCTCGTGGTGAGTGGAATAAGGATTTACAGAGCGCACCATACGCGCTTCTGATACTGGTTTCTCCTCGGAGCTGATGCCACGAATAACGAAGTCACCAGCCTTGAGACCTGGGTCTCTGAAGAACCACACTTTAAGCACGTTGGCATTTTGTGGTCCTACGGTTGAAGCAGTATTAGCGAGCTTCTCTTCAACGTGTACGCCTTGATAGATAGATCGCGTGAACCCCTTATCCTGCTTGTGCCAGACGGTGACAGTATCCCAGGCAATCATTGGATACCCCTCCAAAGGAGTCCTGTGCCAACTAAGAAGGGATATACGCAGGAAAGGTCAGAGACACTTGCTTGAGCGTCTGTGTAGGTGTATGACACACTACCAACGCTCTCACTCTTAACCATTCCGCGTGTATCTTTGCCAGCTACTCTGTCGCATAGAGCGCAGAGAGCAAGAAGCCACTTCTCGCTGTACTTCTCAGGGACCTCTTCACCAGTCATCGAGACAAGTAGTGCTTGAGCCTTGACGAGGGGAGCATCTAGCTCACCCTCGCCAAGAGAGCCTTTATACGTATTGCGGTAGAAGTCGTATGTAAGGCTTGGGGTTGCCATTAAGCAGCCTTAGGCTTCAAGACACCAGCAGCCTTAGTTGCCTTCAGAGCAACACCACAAACGAACTCAACATCAACACTCTTGACAGCACCTGGAGTGGTCCAGTCAGGCAGAGCAACGGTGAATGCGTTGTCACCCTGAAGGGTAATGCCGTGGAAGCCGTCCATGCCAAGGCAAGCAGCGTAGATAGAGCCATCAGTGATAGAGCCGTCACGGACCTCATGGATAGCAATGCCGTTGTAAGCCTTAACAACGTTGCCGGCGGTCTCCTTGGACTCAGTGCCAAGACCAACAACGCGAAGCAGTGCATTCAGCTTGGTGTACTGAGCTGCGTTCATCATGAGTACATCAGGGGTACGCATGAGGTTGGAGAGCATGGTGTCAAGCTCCTCAAGGTAAGCAAGAGCAGCTTCCTTGGTGGTGACCTTGACATCAGTCTTAGAGGTCATCTCAGTTGAGGTGGTCTTCAGAGCAGCTGCAAGACCGTCAAAGCCGTTTGCGTCCTTGGTAGGAGCAAAGATGCTGGCGTTGAACTTGCGAGAGACTGCGTCCTTAGCCTGCTCCAGATACATCTCATAGAGGTCATCTGCAGCAGCCTTGGCAACACGATCCATCTGGAACGTAGAGCCGAGAATACCAAGGGTGGTAGTCTTCTTCTCAACGGTTGGCTCAGATGCAACAGGCTCAGAACCAAGTGCACGGAATGCAGCAGAAGATGGGGTCTTAACGCGCTTATAGCCGTAGACCAAGTCAGAAGTGCCAGAAGCATTCATGCAGTTGTCGAAGGTGAGCGCACCGAGCAGGTAGTTGTCAGTGACAAGCTCATTGATGAAGCCCTGTGTGAGCTTATCGCCAGAGTTGGTTGCAAGGGTAGCGAGATTAATCATTATTTTCCAAGTCCTTCCTTAATGTTGCGAGCAATGCCAGAAGAGCTGCCAGCAGGCTTGCCGGTAGTATTTACGCTCTTTGGCTCAGACTGGAAAAGGTATGGCTTAGCTTCTTTCAGCTTGGCAACGTCACCCTCTAGAGCAGCCAGAGCAGCTCTACCAAGCTCCAAGTCAATGCAGCCAGCAGAAGTAAGCTTTGCTTCAACTTCTGCCTTCTCCTTGGCTTCCTGTGAGTCTTTGAGCTGCTTCTCAATGGCAGAGATACGCTCGTCAGAAGAAGCCATAGACTTCTTCGACTCTGCGAGCTCTGCTTCCAGCTCTTTAATGCGCTTCTCACGATTTGCCAAGTCACGCTCTAGCTTGTGGGTGTTGACGTTTGTGCTTGTGTCCTCGCTTGCAGCAGAGTCCTGGGAAGATGCTTCCTCTTCTGCTACTTGGTCTTGGGACTGGTTTTCCTGCGTAGAGTCTTGGGTGTCAGAGTCTTTCTTTTCCTCTGTTACCTCGTCTGGTGCAGGAGATCCATTACGATGCATAGACCAAATCCTTTCAGTCAATCGCAGGTCCTTTTCCTGCGCTGAAAGAATTGTCTGTGAGTGTTAACAGCTAAAAGAAAACCCCGCTTGTGGCGGGGTTAGGAGTTATTTCATATGTTGCTTGGCATATTCAATGGCAAAGTCTGGTATCTGCTCTACGCCAGCTCGATACTTCAAAATATCTTGGTCGGATACACCCATATTGCCAATATGATGGTCGAAATACCCATGCTGTACAACAATTCCAGAAACTGGGTCTACAAGGTCAGCCGAAGTGACCGCATCATTTGGCATTGACGCGAGAAAATCACAAATCTTTTTTATTTCTTTGGCATCCATTTAACCCTCCGTTCTGGGCGAAAATTTAACTAAGGCATCTTCTCCGTATAATATACCACTTTTTGATTTAATATAATATCTACCAGTAGATTCAATATATATTTCAGACGGTGGAGCATATACATCGACTTTAGTTAGATTTGCCAATTCTTGAGCAAAACAAGTCCCATCATAGTTATTGCCAGTTGAACAGCACATGAGCTGTATTGGTTCGCCGTTATGGTCTTTTCTATTTTTAATAATTTTTGCAAGCATTTCAGCGTCAATATTGTCAATCTCGTAAATTTGGATTGAGTGTGGTGCTCCATGCGCTCCAATTACATAACGCTCTCCATTTAAGCGATGACTAATTATCCTTGTTGAGTTTCTAAGAAGATTGTCAGTTGAATTTGTTGTTGAGAAAAATATTGCATCTTTAGATTGGACAGCCCTTTTAATGGTTTTGTATTTTTCTCCCTTTTCTTTCTTCTGTCCACTTGAAGCAGATAATGCTTTCAACGCTCTAGGTTGCTTGCTTACCGCCCAGGCACGTTCACGCTCATAGTCACGGCGCAGATGATTGTCATGTGTGAACTGACGCAGCTTGTCTTGCAGCTCACCAAGCCTAATGCGCTGTTTTACCGCGTCAGCTCTTACTTCTTGAAGGTAAGCGATCTCTCTTTTCTGAACTCTAATGAGACGCTCGTATCTGCGCTGCTTCTGCGTAGCTGCGTAGTACTCGTCACTGGTCATACCTGTGATGCGCTCTTGCTCTGAGTAGTCCATGTCTGGCAACTGAGAGTATCCAGGGACATAAGGGGTCATGTAGTGCGCACAGTTTGCTCCACAGAGACCTGTCACGGTGCCGTATCCGGTTGACTCAACGAGCGGTGGGTATTCAGTACTCCTGCCACTTCTTGAGTACACTTTGCCTTGCCATTCTGCGTGGCTTGGGCGTGCTCCAAAGTGTGCATCTACGAATACCAAGTCCCATTCCCACTCGTCCATACGCTGCATAAGTAGGCGGTTTCTTGCTTGGTTAGCCTGGGAGACGATGTGGCGTCTCAGAGCTGCGTCAATCGTTGTCTTAGTGCCACTGATATAGTCGATAGTCTCAAGTCCAGAGTTGGCAAGTCGTGTAACGCCACGCTCCATGACCGCTCGTGTTGGCTCTCCGGCTTGATGACGGGCGATTGCTTCAGCGGTCACGTCATACCAAAGTGCTGCTTGGTCTTTAGCAAGAGCAATGTTTTGACGCTCTAAGACCTCATTCATACCTTGCGCCGTCTGAGCAGCGATGATAGTTGCGAGGTTAGTCATGTGACGGCGTGAGCCCATCGCTCGTACAAACTGCCCAACAAGTGTGTCATCAGTCTTTTTAAGAGCTTCCTTCAAGACTTCGCGTGTCTGCTTGTCGATTGCTGGGCGGTACTTGTAGTAGATCGCGAGAGCTTCCTCACGAGAGAGCCTAGAGAGACGCTCAAAGTCTGCAATCTCTCTACCTCTGATAACCGCGCCATTGGTGCGCACTACCTCATCAAGCAGGTTCAAAAAGAAGTATGAGAGTTCCTGTACATAAGCAGACTGTGCGCCCCCTACGAGACGCACAGCAATTTCTTCAGTCGGTTTCACGGTTACTCACCAAGGTCTGCGTCAAGTGCGACACCGCCAGTCTCGCTGGTAAATGCCTTTGCGTCTTCCTCACTCATGCCTTGATACTTGACGAGGTACTTCCACTTAGGGCAAAGACCGCGTGCAATGTCATCCTTCATCATGTCTCGGTCTGCCTTATCGTCTGAGATAACCGAGTCATCCCACAAAATGTCAACTGGCACAGGCTCGTCTACCTTGTAGCCATTCATGGCACACTCAGCAGCAAACGCTCCCTGGACAAGGTCTCTTACCGAGTTCTCAATTGAGTGCTCATGCTTTCTAATGGTTCTGATAAGCGTTGCATTGGTACTGACAACCTCTGTTGCAGTCTTGAGTCCTTGTCCCAGCGTGAATGACCAATATCCAGCACCAAAGCCAGTTCTAAAGCCCAGGACAGCAAGAGCATTGTTGAATGCGGTAACCATGTCATCAATGTGCGTGTCAGGGTTGTAGACCGTCATAGGAGACTCTGCACTAATACCGGCGGAGATGGGTGCAAACATGATTTGGTCCATTGTGTTGACAAACTTAGCCTTGCCGTCCTTGTCACGCACAATGGCTTGCTCGTCTACAACCATCTTTGGCAGTGAGACCCTAACCTGCCAATACATCTGGTTAAATGCTTCGTCTACTAGTCTGCAGGAGTCACAGATATCCTCGATAACAGATGCGCCAAGCGGTGTGAGCTCGTCATGAGCGTTGTACTTGGCTGGCTTAACAAGCGCATAGGTTGGCAGTGGTTGCTTGGTATCAACAAAGCCTGTAATGCCTTCAACCTCAACAGGGGTAATACGGTTCTGCGAGTTAAAGAGAAGCGTCTCGATTACATGAGACTGTGTCTCTTGGTTGAAGTATCTAAGCTGCAGCTGGTCATACATCTTTGAGCCAACGGTTACCTTGGAGATAAATGCGCAGCCATCACCCAGAAGCGGGATAATCTGCCACGCCTTCATAGAATCAATACTGGTTGAGACGTTGCCTTCGTATCCGTGGAAATTTGCGACCCATGCGCCAACACCCAGAGCAAAGACAGTACTGATGAACTCTGCTTGCTCATCAACAAAGTTAGGAATAGTGCGCTCTAACCAGTCATTCACTGCGTCTTCAGAGCTTGAAAGGATTGTGCCTTCGTTCATGATCAGGCTTGGAATCTCACTTGCAACCATTGAAGCTGGACTAATAGAGAGCCTGTCATATGAGTCAGCACCATTGTTGATGATGTAAGGCTGCTTGTAGTACTCATTATCATGCGTGAACCAGCCCCACCACAACTGCTGGAACTTATCCATTGACGTGTCAGGCGTAAACTTACGCTTCTTTAAGTATCTGAGTGCCCATTCTGGCTTTTGGATAGTAATCTTCGACAAGGTGAGACCCCTTCTCTTTAAGTCAAGCTTCTGTCATTGATAAGCGTCATACACGCATAACGCACAGCGTCGATAGTGTGGTTATCAGCGTCTGGCAACTGCCCCGTGAGCTGGTTGTCCTTTGTCATCACATATGAGTAATTGCTGAACTCTCGTGCTGCAGTGGTGCAGCTGGAATCAATCACGATTTTTGCGCGGTACTGCAGCCACTTGATCGAGTTGTGGATGTTGTGCGCTCCTGTCTTGAGTGCACCACGAGCGTTAATGCCATTAGCCTTGAAGTCAGCAATACTTTTTGGCTCTGCCGAGTCGCACCACACTGTGGCGTATGGCTCAGCGTCTTCAATGATGTCTTCGCCATCTTTCAAAGCATTACCCAGCTTTTCGCTTACGAGCTCTGCTGTGTCTTGGTTTGAGAGTCCACACTTGACGAACTCATCCAGGATGTAGAGTGTGCGAGTCTTTGTGTCGTAAGCAATCTTCACCCATGCGAATGGATCTTGTGAGAAGCCCCAGTCAACACCGTAATAGTGATACTCAAGCTTTTTACGCTCCTCGTATGTGATGTCTCTCACCTCAACACGGGTGAATACCTCAGAGCCAAAGCCTACTTGCTCGCCTAACCACTCATGGCGATATGCTTCCTCGTCAAGCTCCTTAAGTGCTTCAGCGTCTTTTCTGACCTGCTCTGGTATCCACTCATGTGGCACATCGAGGTAGCTTGACTCAATGACGCGCTCCGGGTGTGTTGAGAGCAGGGTAGAGACGTGCTCATTTACCCAGGCATCGCGAGAGCGTGGAGGGTTGTGGTCGAAGAAGCGGAAATATACAGAGCCTTCTGGAGCGTCACGAGTTACAGACTGCATAACCGTTCTGAGTTCGCCCCAGCCGTTGAACTGGTCTACCTCTGAGAACCACTGATAGGCGTAATACGTTCCATTGGGTGCCTTGATTGCCTTTGTCTTTTGTGTGTGGTCACCACCTCTGAAGGTAATGACTTGACCAGTTGAGGGGCGTGTGAGCTTGTACGGGCTCTTAGACGCTCTCCATTCATCGCGGATGTTGAGCTTGTCAATCGCCCAGAGCATTTGCTCAAAGACACCGTCTCCAATGTCTTTGCCAATCTTTGGCATGATGAACGCTGAGCGGTCCTTATGCTCCATAAGTCCTTGCATGATCTCTAAAGAGACTGTGGAGCTTTTTAAAGAAAAACGCCCTCCTCTTAGCCACCATTCACCTCCTGCGTCTTGAGCAATAGCTCTATGCAGTGAGAGAAACGGTGGTGCTAAGAGAAGGGCGAAGTCTGCCACAAATGGCTTCTCTTCTTCTTCTACATCTTCTGGAATTGCGTCTAAGAGTGTCCTGCCAATGGATGAGATAGCAGTGACAGCAGTCTGATTAACGCCTGAGTCTGCAATAGACTCTTGCGCCATTGCAAACGTCTTGCCCATGCCATTTAAGACTTGAGCGCGGGTGATAGTTACTTTCTTTGAAGCGCGTTCCTGGAGGTCTTGAAGCCTTGCTTTTATCTTGCTGTCAGCTTCAAGCCTGCAAGCAGCTTGGTCAACAGTATCTGGCTTCCACTTTGAGCGGTGCGGATAAGCTTCCAGCATTGCCTGTCGCTGGCTCTTGCCAGCAACTCTAGCGAGCACATACTTCTCATGATTTGCGTTTGTGAGTGGTTGCGTCTTCAATGCGTCTGACCTTTGCTTTTCGCTCCTTCTTCCTCTTCATCTTAAAGGCAAGCTGACGCTCCAAATTCTGCTTGCGCTCAAGCTCTTGCGTGTGCTTTCTCAAGTACTCACGCTCATCAAGCGCACACTCCTTGCAGAGTCCCCAACGCTTAGCATCCTCTGCATCAACCCACACTGGATGCTGTCCACACTTCTGACATAAAGGCACAATGCCTTCTGTGCGATACCTTCCATAGCGATGACGCACCATAGTGATTGCTTGCACTGAATGCGTTGGAATAAGCTCATGGAGTTCCTTGGCAGTCATAGATGGGTTTCGCCAAAGTGTCTCAAGCTCTGACCAAGTCCAGGACTGGTATGTTCGTCTCCCTCTTTTCTTAGATGATGAAAGAGATGAAACATTTATTTCATCTCTACTCTTACGCTTGCTCATTGAGCTTCTCCCTCTGTGTAAAGAGTCTGTACGCATGGTTGCAGACCATCTGTGGCTCACGTTGAAGCTTCTTGGAAAGCGTCTCTAGAATGGCAACAATAAGTGCGTCTTCCTTCTCGCTCCAGATTCTGTGAGAGCGTGTGAGACTTGTTGCGCTTTTGAGTCCTCTGCTTCTCGCAAATACTTTGATGTCAGTAATTGAGCGATTAGGCATGAGTCTCTTGAAGCCTGACCACGTTGGTCCATGCTTCGGTACTTCGCGCTCAATAATTGCAATCTCTTTTTCTGTAAAGGGGGAGTGATCTAGTTCTTCATAGCTTCGTCTGAACCCGTTCACTTAAGCTCACCTCTTTCATAAAGAGAGCGAGTCATTTCTGCTCGCTCTCTCAATGCCATCTTTTCTAGTTCTCGCTCCGATACGTTTGGAGCGTGTGCGTTTCGCTTAAATATCGCTTTATCGCTATCTGAGAGACACGCTAAGGCGCAAACTCTCATATCGTCAATAACTCCAGCCAAGGCACACGTAGAAGCGCACTCAGAGCCTGTGAAGGGGCATAGAAGATATTTGACCTGTTTAGGCAATACAAACACCTCCGTTCTGTAGGAAATAGGAATAAGCACCCTTTAACTTTGCGGGCACTAAAATGCCAGTTCTACCTGCTTTGTTCTTAACGGTGTGTAGTGCAACCTCTTTGAATTGAGGGGTATCAATCTCACCTTTTGTGAGTATCAGTGCTGCCCAGGACGCATAGCCCACAACTCCAGAGCCACGGAACCAATCCAAGGACGGTTCATCCTTTGCGTCTAATTTCTTCAGACTAGAGAGCACAAGAAAAGGTATTTGCGTATCAAAAGCAAGCATTTGCAGATTAGTTGCTACCTGAGACACGCGTGTGTACTCCTGCTTGTCAATGTCTGGGGTGCCTGTTTGGTACTGCTGAATGTAGTCAATGATGACAAGGTCTGGCTTATCACCATCTGCCATGACGGTACGCACGATCTCTTCAATTCCTGTAGTGGTTGCTACGTTGTCTAGGATGGCAAGGTTGGGTGCGACTATGTCCTCATAAATGGCAGCGTCAGCAAGTACAGCGTTAGAGTGCCTGGCATTAAATGCATACGCTGAGAGGTTCTGTAGTCCTTCTGGCAACTGTAATTCTGTGCCTGGACCTTTAATGACTGTTGACCACTCAAAGGGAACAACCGTGAGCCCTTGGCATTTGCGTCCTTGATTCTTCACAGACCAGCAACTCATGGAACGTGCGGTGATATTGCCCCATGTATCGTCCAGGGTGAAGTAGATAACACGCTTACCGCTTTCTGCTACCTCAGTTGCGATATGCACTGCAAGAGAAGATTTACCAGCGGAAGCAACACCGCCTAAGATCGTAAGCCCCGGCATAAGACCGCCTGAGAGTGCGTCATCTGCGATAGTGTGCGTCTTGAGTGGTTCTTTGGCTGCAAGGTAGCATTCAACATCCCAGCCATACTTTGGGCGGTTCAGCTGGCGCAAATATTCAAATGTCATTTGCGCTCACCTTTGCCCTCATTGTTTTCCCAGTAGCTTGCAATACGCTCTTCTGGTGTGAGGTCATCAATAACCGCTTGCATCATCAAATCAAAGTCAGGGTCAGTCTCATAGATATAATCAAGCGTGCAATCCTTCTGCATGGCGGTCGCCGAGCGTTTAGCGAAGGCGTAGACCGCCATGACTGAAAACTTTTCTTCTCCGTATACGTAACAAGTAAGAGAGAGATTCTTTAAGGAATCTCTCTTACTATCTGTATTCTGATGAGTGTTGTTAGAGTAGGGTTTAACAACACACCCCTGTGTTGTAGAAGTAGGGGTTTGCAACACACCCTGTGTTGTTTGAGCAACACACCCCTCTGCAATCCACCAAAATGTTCTTTTAGGTATTTCACCACTTGGAGTTGAGCCAACTTCAATGAATAGTTCATTGTCTTTACAGAACTTTAGAAACAGTCTTGCTGCTTCATTTGTGACGCCACAAGCTTTTGCTATTGTTCTAAATCCAAGCTTAAAAGTTGGCTGTTCGCTTCCTCTTAAGTTTGAATAGCAGAAGAGCAGCATCTTTCTTCTTTTAGATGCTGCTCTTCCTTGGAACATATCCATGCAGTCTGCTAGATGGCACGCAGCTGTTGTGTCCAGCTTCGCCCATCCGAGACCGTCTGTGTAATCAGCCACGTGCCACCTCCTCTCTTATCTCATGGCTTCTAGAATGGAATATCCTCGTCTGCAAGCTCAACAGCAGGTGCAGGAGCGTCAATGACTGCATTGGCAGCGTTTGCTCGTGCTTCTGCGACTCCGTCTGCTTCATAGGGCTCTGCGAACTTGGCATCAAAGTTGCCCTCTGCTGCATCTTTGCCTGGGATGAATGCGTTGACATCAACGGCTGTCTTGACCTTGCCCTCGCTGTTGACGTAAGCACGGTGACGGATAACAACTCCGAGAAGCTTGCCAACGAGCGTCTGCTCTGCTCCGTCCTTGTCCTCATAGACAAATGCCTTTGCACCCTTGCCCTGGGCAGTGTTCTCAACTGCTTCTGTGAGTGCTTTGTAACGCTGCTTGCCAAAGTCTCCTGTAAAGTAGAGTCGGAATGAGTGTCTCCAGTCGTTCGTAGTGTCAGCAAGATCTTGTGCGAAGAGAAATGACTTAGTCTCTGCATTCCAAATATCGTAGACGAACTCAAGGTAAGGCTTCTTCTCGTCTGTGTGGTCCTTAACACGTACAATTTTCGCAACGTATCCGCCCGGCTCAAGCATGGAAGAACCGCCGCCGTTGGACGCAACTACCTTGTCAAAGTTACCGAATGCCTTCATTTTGTTTCTCCTTAAAATAGTGAATTAAATAAATAGGGAATTAAGCGAGTGCTTTCATATCCCAGTACGCACGAATGGTGCTATCAACCTCTTTGAGGTCATTGTCAATTACGAGCTCATCAAACATACCCATAGGGGATTTGGCAGGCGTTGAGCCGTCTGTCTGTGTGATGAAGTGATAACCCGTGTCATCACGTTCTGTGATGAGAACGATTGGAAACATTCCCTCAATGCAGAGCTGGTTGTCTAACATCTTGCCAATCGTCTTAGGCTTCAATCTTCCTGCATCGTCATAGTCAGGATGCATAAAGAAGTAAACGATTGTGTCATCGTTTGTGTTGTTGGCAGCCTCCAAGAGTTGCTCGAAGTCAACTGCCATAGACGTGAACTTGTCATAGCCTTTCTCATTGGCTTTTGCAAAGCTTTGGAATGCCATTAAGTAGTTCGCATCATCGACTACATATGCTTTAAGCTTGTTAGCCTTGAGAGACTGCTTCATCTGAGCATAGGTTGGATGGTCTACTTTGCTCATCTTCCCCCGGAAGGGAAGTGGCTTTCCTGCCACGTTGAAAATGCCAATCTCGCTAGGCTTAAAGTTCCTTAAGCTGGTTGACTTACCTGTGCCAGAGTGTCCCAGCACGAGTACTGATACTCCCATGATCTACTCCTTTCTTAAAACTTGTATTCTTTCTCCGGATGTCCTGCTTCGTGATATTTGCCGTGAAGTCCGTTGGCTCGCACACACTCCATGAATGCTGGCATGCGTGACTCATAGACGCAGACATATTCGTGGTAGAACTCAATGTATTCTGTGCCAGGAGCTGTTGTGTGCTTCATGGTTGGCTTTCTTTGATAAAAGTCCCATGCGGTCGAGTGGACCGCATGGAATTGAGCTGGAGTGTAGGTGTAAAGTCCAAAGCAGACCGAGTCAAAGTCAATGCGCCAGATTCTTATGAGTCGCACATCTTCTGCATTGGGCTCAACGTACTTAGTCGGCTCTAGCTGCTTCATCTTGCTCAGCTGCTTCATCTAACATAAAGCCAATGTTTGCGAGCTCACGCTTTGGGTAGTAGCGGGATGCATGGTTGCAGTAAGGGCATCTGATACGCCAACCATGCTCATCGTGCTCTAGGTCAAAGGCTGTGTCGCCCCAACCATCATTCAGACATTTAGAGCAAATCATTAGTAACGCTCCATGTAACAGCCTTTGAAGCGTCTCCACTCAAGGATCAAGCCAATCGCATTTGCTTTTCGTGCTGCGTCATATCCGAGAGTGATACCCTCATCCTTAGCAACTGCCTTGATTTCTTCCATCGTCATCTGTTCGAGACGCTCTCTGTCTTCTGCTTCTGTTGCCATTAGTTCTCCTTCCTGACAAACCTGCTTGTGAGGATGAATGTGAGTGCAACCGTTCCAACTCCGGCTGCAACCGCAATGACTGCGTCGTCACCCGTTGCGGGAAGTGCAGCTTTCTTAGCCTTCTTTACCTTCTTGGCAGGTTTAGTTGGCTCAGGCTTAGGCTGTGGCTCGGGGTCACTATCCTGTGGAGTAGGCTGTGGTTGTGGTCCTGGATTAGGTTCTGGAGTTGGTGCTGGCTCTGGAGTAGGTGGAGTCTCCGGCTCAGTTGGTCGATTGTCACCGTTACCATTGCCACCAGAATCTGCAGCAACGTAAGTCCAAACGCTCGATGCCTGCTTCTCAGCTGAATAAAGCGTGATGGAGTTCTTAATGCGTGTGTTCTTTGTGGTGCGATAAATGAGGAAGTACTGCTCACCATTAGCCATGGCGTTGTGTAGGTTGAGTGTGAAGGTAGAGCCGTTAATGGTTGGCTCATCAATCTGGACTGGATTCCAGCCATAGGAGTCGTCAATCGCGCCATACTCGTCCATGTGGACGCGGTAAAGCTTGAATGAACCGGGTACATAAGAGCCAGCTTCAATGCTGTCTTCCAGGATGACATTCGTGAGGTTCATCTGGTTGACGTTAAGACGGACCTTCCACTCAATTGTGTCTGCGTCTGTGTCAGCTACACCCCACTTGGCAATTACCTCGCCTGTGAGAACGTTAGGACGCTCTGTGTGGACTGTGAAGCTTGCGACTTGACCAGTAGAGGTCTGAACGATTCTCAACTCTTCATGATCTAGTCCGTTATCTTCGCCAATCCACGTTGCAAGCCAGATAGAACCCTTGATGTTGTCCTTACCTTCAACGTAGTTCGTAAAGGTTACATGACATGTCTGAGTGAGCGGGTTCACTTCTGCAACTGCGCAGACTTCTCCGTCTGGCGTGTATAGGTTGAAGCTCGAAGCTGCGTCATCTGGGAAGCGCAGGAAAGTTGGAAGCTCAATGTCGAATGAATCGCCGTTGTGCAACTCCTGTCCTGTTGCATCCCAGTTGATGTTCATGTAGAACTTGGAGTGCAAGCCTACTGAGTTGACTGGCTGCTTCTCTAGGTTGGTTACTTGGAAGCTTGTAAGCTGAACTGGCACCGTCTGAGCTTGTGCAATGCCTGGAATAAAGACTAGGCACGCGAACACGCAAACAGCCAGCCATTGAAGAAGTTTCTTCATGGTAAAAGCCTTTCATTTGGTTGTAAAAAATAGGGAATTTATGCGCTCATAACAAAAGCAATACCAGCGAGAATGCAGAAAACTAAAATAATAGTGTCTTCAACACCCATGCGAGTCTCCTCTCTATTCGATTGTTAAAAATGGGGAATTAAATAAATCGGTATTTATTGCAGAAGCTCGTGACTTCCTGCAATCATCGCTGCAAGTGTTTCAAGCGTACACGTGACGTAAGTATCACCAAATGACTTCTCGCCAACGCCTTTACGCTTGTGAACTACTACGCCAAACTCTGCGTCAGCGTTTCCACGCTCTGTCTCAGCTTCTTTGAGCCACTTAGGAAGCTCCATACGTGTGCAGTTTTTGCACTCCACGACTACTGGAAGACCACGGAAGAACACTCCTGCGATGTCTCCTCGGTCGTGTATGCCTGCTGTGGTTCTGCGCTCAATGTCAGCTCCAAGCCTTGCTGCGAGGTACTCTGCGACTTGACGCTCAAACGCTGTGCCTTTCTGCTTCTGTTTGCTCATAGAAGTCTCGCAAGTTCTTGCTTCAGAAAGTTATATCTGTCACTAACAACAGCATAACTAGCGAGGTAAACAACACTCATGCCACAAGCGCGGGCAACTTCATGCTCAATCTTTGAGCCTTGGGAGACGTTCCAGTCTGGCAACATCACGATTGTGTCATGATCCGTAAGTGCTCTTATACAACGCTTCATTGCTTCTTCGTAGCCAAGACTATCTGGAATCTGGGAAGCTGGGTCAAAGACCTGGCTGGTGTCACACATTCTGGCAAGTTTGCTGGTAAATAAGAACAAACCTTTGTAATTTTTTACGCCTGTTATTGGTCCAGAAAGATAAACTTTCTTGTCTCTGATTTTCTCGCTAAGCTCATCACCGTTGCAGAGATATGCCAGTTGTGCGTGCTTCTCGATAGTGTCCATTGCTGCGCTAAAGTCATTCATCGCTCCTCCTTCCACGCTAGCTTCTTGTAATGTTCGATTGCTTCGTTAAAGTCGCGCGTGCATTCAAAAAGGGTCTGGCTTGTGACGTTTCTTTGACGGTATGCAATCAAGCACTCATGCTTTTCTTTTAACGCTCGCAGGTACAGTTCATCAGCCGTTGGCTTGCGTTCAGTCACAACGGGAATGCGGAAGTTGTTAGGCTTCATCTCGCACCACCCTTGCACCACAGTTTGGGCAATAATTAGGCTTAGTCATATCTCCGCACCAGCCACAGGCAGAGCATGCAAAATCGTAGCTCTCGCCATTAGTGCCTTCTTCACCGCCGAAGTCATGACATGTAGGGTCGATAAGACTGGCTAGACGGTTAAAGAAGAATCCATATGACTTATATTGTGCGCCGATAATATCGTCAATTTTGAAAAATGCAGCGTTAGCACCCATAGACCAATCATTGTTGTCTTCACCAGCTTCACGTAGCCTTGCTGCAATCTCTTTGCGACTAGTCATTGTTGTCACCTGACATTTCGACTAGGTCGGTAAGTTCCCAAATCTTATCGGAGAGTTCATCGCTAATATCTTCTGTGGTTAGCAGGTGTCTAATCTTGCTAACAAGTGACGCGATTGTTTCTGGTTTTTTGTGGGTGATGTCATTCGCAGGTTCTTTTGTATACACGGGTTCTGCGCCAGCTGCCAAAATAACCTCTGTGCCATTACCGCGCATCATGTATCCAGCGACTTCATACTTTATACCGTCACCGATATATACCGTATCTCCTACTTGGATAACTTCACCGTCTTTATCAAGTGGTAGCTCAATCATATTTGACGTGTCGCAAAGGTCAATAATGCGGTCTTTAATCGCTTTTAGGTACTCAGAATACTCCATGCTATACGGCGCACGGCTACCAAACAACAGTTCATAGAATGACAAATCAGGCTCACCGTAGCTTTTAAGCCTCTCAATAGTTGCCTCACGCTCTGATTTAGTTAGCATTGTTGCTCCACTCTAATATTTGTGCACATGTAAAATTTATCTGCGTCGAAATATGGCATTGAGGTAATCGCTGCCTTGCTCTCGTCGCTTAGGCTCTCCCACCACGTTTGACGGTCGGCTTTCTCGAGGTACAAGAACCCGCCGGTGGTCTCATGCTCTGGGTGCTCTACTTTTTCGTCGTCTGTCATATACTCGCTATATTTCCAGGTAAGACAGTTTGACGGTATACTGCAAAGCAAGCCATAAGCTCTCGATTGCCGGAAATCACTAAAAGCGATGTCTGTTTGGTGGTCAAAAAGACGAACTGTAGGTTCGGTTGTATTACAGTAGCCGGAGTTGCAGTCGCCGGAGTTCCAGTTGCCGGAGTTACGGTTGCCGGAGTTACGGTTGCCGGAGTTCCAGTCGCCGGAGTTACGGTTGCCGGAGTTCCAGTCGCCGGAGTTGCAGTCGCCGGAGTTACGGTTGCCGGAGTTCCAGTCGCCGGAGTTACGGTTGCCGGAGTTGCAGTTGCCGGAGTTCCAGTCGCCGGAGTTACGGTCGCCGGAGTTCCAGTCGCCGGAGTTCCAGTC